TTTGGTTATGACCCAGTTATCGAAGAAGGATGGATCTCAGCAGCAGATATCCCAGTCAGACCAGTTGTCGAATCAGGCAGTGACATTGATCTCGGTGACTCCGAAAGCGGAGGAGATGATGGGGTACATAGCGAGAGTGTCGAACCCGAACAATCAGAAGAACCCGAAAGTGTCGGGTCTCCTAAAGTACTGTTGTGATCACGGTCATTGGTCTGTTTTTGAACAGGCACATATGACAGTTCAAATAGAAACAACTAGAGGACTTGCTGCACAGATACTAAGACATAGAAGTTTTACTTTCCAAGAATTCTCACAAAGATATGCTGACACTAATTTGTTAGCAGAAGAGATTCCTATGTTTGATCTTCGCAGTCAAGATCTAAAAAATAGACAAAATTCAATAGATGATATCCCCAAAAATAAGAAGGCAGACTTACAAGAAAGGATTGCTGAGTACTTTGTTGAATCAATGGATCTCTACAATGAACTCTTGGCTAACGGTATTGCGAAGGAGTGTGCGAGATTTGTTCTCCCACTAGCAACACCAACACGTATCTATATGACTGGTTCATGTCGTTCTTGGATTCATTATATCAATCTAAGATCTGCACATGGTACTCAGAAAGAACATATGGATATTGCAGAGGGATGTAGAAGGGTATTTACCGAACAATTCCCTCTAGTATCTGAAGCACTCCAATGGAAATAAATACTTTTGTAAACTAACTTATTATGGCAACGTACCCTGTTATCAATAAAGAGACTGGTGAACAAAAGGAAGTCTCTATGAGTGTCCATAAATGGAACGAATGGTGTAATGAAAATCCCGACTGGACTAGAGATTGGAGTGATCCATCTACTGCTCCAATGGCAACAGATGTCGGAGATTGGAAAGACAAACTAAGAAGAACTAAACCAGGATGGAATGACGTTCTTCATAAAGCATCACAAGCACCAGGCGCACCTAAACTAACACTATAATATGTCAACACCACGCAAAAAGAAAAACGGCAACGGTAACGGCAACGGTTCTACCTCGACAAGAGTTATGAAACGAAAGAAACCAATTAATCTGGAGTTGATGGTTGATATAAAACCATTGACTGATACACAACAAACTTTGTTTGATGCATATAAAGAAGGTAAGAATATCTTTGCATATGGGTGTGCTGGTACTGGTAAAACCTTTATTACATTGTATAATGCACTAAGGGAAGTACTGGATCCTACTAGTCCGTATGAGAAAGTATATATTGTTAGATCTTTAGTTGCTACTCGTGAGATTGGATTCTTACCTGGTGATCATGATGATAAATCATATCTTTACCAGACACCATACTCAAATATGGTGAAGTATATGTTTGGGTTGCCTACTAATGAGCAATTTGATATGCTATATGGGAACCTAAAAGGACAGGAGACTATTAGTTTCTTGAGCACATCCTTTATTAGGGGTACTACTTTTGATAACTGTATACTATTGGTTGATGAGTGTCAGAACTTGAATTTCCATGAATTAGATTCTATTGTTACTCGTGTGGGTGATAATACAAAGATTATGTTCTGTGGTGATGCAATTCAGACTGACTTGACCAAAACTCATGAAAAGAATGGTATAATAGATTTCATGAAGATAATGGAAGCCATGACTGATGACTTCAAACTTATTGAATTTACCATACCCGATATTGTTCGTTCTGGATTAGTACGAAATTATATTATTGCGAAAATGAATCTTGCCTTATGACTTTCACACACATTGAGACTCCTACATTTGAACTAAATAGGTTACATGAAGGACAAACACGTTATTATGTAACTCCAGAGAATAACAAGTATCCATCCATAACTACGATTACAAGTCATAGAAATCGTGAGATATTTGCTAAATGGAGAAAGAAAGTTGGTCTTGAACATGCAAATGCCAAGACTAAAAGAGCAACAAATAGGGGAACTGCTACACATACGTTGATAGAGCATTACCTGAAAAACGAAGACGTTCCTAAGTCAGATCCATTACCATCTTATTTGTTCAAGCAAGCAAAACCTACACTCGACAAGATTGATAACATTCACTGTTTAGAAGGAACACTCTACAGTGATCAATTACATCTAGCAGGACAAGTAGATTGCATTGCTGAATATGAAGGAGAACTTGCTGTAATAGATTTCAAAACATCAGAGAAAGTCAAACCAGAGAAGTGGATTGAACACTACTATGTTCAGTGCATGGCATATGGTATGATGTACTTTGAACGGACACAATTACCCATCAAAAAATTAGTCATTATTATGACATGTGAAGATGGTGACGTGAAAGTTTATGAACAACGTGATAAACTTACATATATGAAACTCTTGAAAGATTATGTAGAAGATTATGTTAACTTTACTCATGCCTGAAGATAAAAAAGTTGAGAAACTTATTGAAGAGAAATTCATGACACAAGAAAAGTTCAGTAAAGATATTGAACAACTTGTACAAAATGAAAGAGACTTCAATTATATCGAAGCAGTATGTCATTACTGTGAAGAAAATGATATTGAGATCGAAAAGGTCAATAAACTAATATCTAAACCTCTAAAAGAAAAGATCAAATGTGAAGCTCTTACATTGAACTTCATGAAGAAAACTTCTCGTGCTAAATTGCCGATATGAAACTATCTGGTTTTGAGTGTTATCGTAAATATCTTGCACTAAAAAACCATTTCGGATCTTCTAATTATGATTACTTCCTTTATGGTGGTAAAACAAGTGTGAAAGAACAAACTTTCAAAATGAGAAAGGATAGATACTTTTTCGAGGCAATGTCACGAAAGAGGAGTGAGAAGGAAGTTATAGACTTTTTTCTATCAAACTTTGTTGCGTCTGATGATCCTGCTAAGTTATGGATCAGATCTATACTAAAAGACGGTGAAAGTAATTATAACTCTTGGAGAAAAAGGAATAGGAATCTGACATATCAGTTCTCCAATGATATAGATGAAATTTTTGAGGGTGGACTTGAAAAGGGAATGGAGTGTAAACCCAACAGTCATCCAGTAATATTGAAAAAATACCTTTCTGGTAAGATATGCATAGAGACTCTTATTATATTGAATAAGATTCTTAGATTCCAGAAAGATTATGATAAAACACTAAACGATCCCATATGGGATACTGTCTCTACTAAGATGAAAAAGTATGATCCCTTCGTGAAAGTAGAGATGCCAAAATTTGTACAGATAGTAAAAGGAAAAGCATAATGTCTTTTTTTGATTCACAACAAGTGAAGGATTCGATAGATGAGATCCAGAAATTACAAGGAGAAGTATATCAAGCTTCTGTTGGATTTTATGGAATGACAACAGCACAAAGAGTTGAGCATATTGATAAGATGGAGATATTACTTGAAAAACAAAGAATACTTCACACAAGAATGGAGTTGGATCCTGATCCTGCTGCTAAAGAGATGCTCAACAAAATGAGGAAGGTTGCAGTAGGTCTAGGTATACCAGAAGAGATCTCTTTCAATGAACTGTTTCAGCAAATGGAACATATCATCAAAACCATGAAAATGGGAATGCAGTCAACTTGACAATATAAATAATAAGTGCTACGATTATACAGTAGCAACTAATACAACAAATACGAGGAATACAAATGCCTTTTTCAGATCTAAAACGCAACAACAAATCTGTTTTTGCAAAACTATCTGATGAACTAGAAAAGTCCAAACAGGGTGGTCAATCCAATGGAAAGGATGAGAGACTCTGGAAACCAGAATTAGACGCATCTGGTAATGGATACGCAGTGATACGATTCTTACCAGCACCAGAAGGTGAAGACCTTCCTTGGGCAAAGTTATGGAGTCATGCGTTCCAAGGTCCAGGTGGATGGTATATTGAGAATAGTCTTACTACACTAAACCAGAAGGATCCAGTATCCGATCATAACCGTGATCTATGGAATAGTGGTAGTGATAAAGATAAAGAAACTGTTCGTAAGCAGAAGCGTAAACTTTCTTACTACAGTAACATACTCGTTGTTCAGGATCCTAAAAATACTGAGAACGAAGGTAGAGTTTTCTTATTCAAGTATGGTAAGAAAATCTTTGACAAGGTTCAGGAAGCAATGCAACCTGCATTCCAAGATGAGACACCAGTAAATCCATTTGATTTCTGGGAAGGTGCAGATTTCAAACTAAAGATCCGTAAGGTCGATGGTTATTGGAATTATGACAAGTCTGAGTTTGCTACACCAACACCTGTTGCAGGTGGAGATGATGATAAACTTGAAGCACTTTGGAAGACTCAATATCCACTTGCTGAAATTACAGACGCAGATAAGTTCAAGTCTTATGAAGCACTTCAGAATCGATTAGCATTGGTTCTAGGTGGAAGGAAGAAGCAAGTAGTAATTGCAGATGAAGATACAGGAATAGATGGTGCAGAGGAAGTAGTTCCTCCAACGCAATCACCTCTACAAGAGAAGGTGAGAGCAGCAGCAGTCACAGCAGATGCAGATGAAGACGAATCATTATCGTACTTTCAACGACTAGCAGAAGCATAAAGAAAAGGGGTCTTACGACCCCTTTTTTATTGTCCTCATATCAGGTCTGGATGCTTTTCCAGGTTTATGAATCCATTTTACAGGTTTTGCTTGTTTAGGTGTTTTAGCCATTAGCATTTCCATTTTCTAAGGGACTTAGATAATCTATCATCTCCAGTATTATTAGATGGTTTTTGTCTCTTTCTCATACCTTTCATACGAGCACAGAAAGATTTCTTTCTAGGACCACCTTCAGGTTGTGGTGCTTTGAGATCAGAACCAGGATTCTCACGTTCGTAAGATTTCCTACCCTTCTCATTCAAACCACCTTCTTTATTCTTTCCTGCTTTCTTAGTCCAAGCAGCACCTTCTTGAAATTCTTTGAATGTTTTCATTAGTAATACTTCCGTACAAGATCGATTGCAGTTTTCTTAGTTTTCTTATCTTCTAAGTCGGAGTTAGAATCGTAAGAAGTAATATCCTCAAAGTCTTGAACAAACCTTGTAAGATATGATGGTTTTAGTAATTCAATTTCACGTTTGTCATCATTGAGACGCACTTCATAATCAAAGTTAGTTACCTCTACACAATCAGATTCAATAGTTAGGGTTCTAGTTACTTGAGGATTGGATGAGAATGTATATTCTTGAGTCCATCCTGATTCTACTTGTAACCCTGCTCTCATAATAACATTCCCTTCACTATCTTTCCTTTCTAATGTTTCATAGTGGTGACGACCATCTAATCCAGGAAAGGAAGTTTCACTACTGGGGATTGCGTACTTCTCCTCAGATAACTTTTGTAGTACATCCCTATCCTTTGGCCAACCTTCATATACATCTATAATCTCGTTGACCATTAGAACTACCCAATGGTAATTAGGACTATTGTATATATCCATTGCTACCATTTCAGGTGTAGACCCTTCTGGAATAGTATACTTATAGAATTGCAGAGCATGACGCTTTGCATTATCACTAAGTTTATACATCCTGAATAGATTTTTTATCCTAGTATAATCACCAAAACCAGACTTAGTGATTTTAGATGCATATAATAAATCTGGTAATTTTTGAAAAAATTTAGCCATTAGAATCCTGCTCCTTGTGAACCAATAATATCGTCTGCATAAAGAAGTTTGATTTCTTTGAGGTTGATCTGCATCACATATGATACTGGTGTACCATCATCATGTACAACGTATTGATTATCTGGTGTGTAAGTTGCAGCTACATTTTCAATAACCATAGGTTTGAACTTATTCAATCGTTCATTTTCCCTAGATTTATGCATGTATCTCAATTGTACTGCAAGTGGATATGAAACAAATCTTCCACCAACGTCAGCAGCACTACTACTATTTTTTGATGGATGCATTGCAACTTTGAAAGTCTTTATTATATTCTCAATCTCTCTTGCTTCAGACTTACTCTTAGGAGCCATTGCTATAGTAATGTTGGTTCTTCTTTGACCACCATGACCAGACCAGAATAATTCTACTGTATTGTTTATTCCTACTCCTTGACTCATACCTATAAGTGAATTAGCATTCACTCCAGAAGATCCAGTTGCATTGATTGCCTTAGCAAATAGTCCAGCAGCAACAGTTTTACCAGCACCATCTAAAAGGTTTTTATTTAGATAACCAGAGACTGAATCTCTACTAGCACCTTCTGCTGCTTGGTTCAAAGCATTCATAACAACTCTTCCACTAGGACTAAGAGTTGACTCACCCCATTTTGCTCCGTACTGAGTTCTAACATTAGATGGCATGTAGGTTAGTATAGAACCTAATTTAGAACCTTGTATACCACTTCCACTTGGATTTTGTAAGTATGGTCCAAATTCATAGAAGTCAAATGATAAGTAATCTGTACTGTTAGTGAAAAGATCTCTAGGATATTTTAGTGTACTGCCAGCAGTTCTAGTTACAAAGTTCTTTGCTTTACCACTTCTTTCTATTCTATTACTTTCTCTAAAACTCAATCGCTGCTTTTTCGCTTCTGCATTAGCGATTTGTTCGTTTTGTAGAATAGTCTTTTCTTTTTCGGCAGCACGTTGTGATTCTCGTTCCTTAGATAGGGTTGAGAATAACTTTCTATCTGCGTCTGTTATACCAGCAATACTCATTTATTTGATGCCTAATTCTTTTTCGGTTAGTATTTTGAATTTCATCTGCCTATTGGCACAATAAATTTCAGCAGCTCGCCACTTAGCTTTATTTATGGCAAAAGTCTTCGCTTCATTGATATATCGTTTAGTCCTTCTAATTTTTTCTTTCTTAGGACCTACAACTTGATATCGTGGTTTTATCTCAATAATATATCTCGTAATAGCACCTTGATTATTCGTCAGTTTCATATAGAAATCTGGGAAGTATCTATGTACTTTATCATCCTTGGGAGAACGATATGGTATAACAGTTTCTTCGGAACCCCATTCAAGGACTTGTGGATTAGAATCACACCAGACCATGAACTTCTTTTCCCATAAAGAACGGTATATTACATTAGTGGGATCACCCTTGTACTTTTTATAGTTTCTAGGTGAGTATTTTCCTTTGTAAGCCAAGCTAAATAACAATAATACCCTAATTAGTATTTAGATGAGTATACATGAAAACGTCACTAAATTATTAGCGTCTGGAGTAGCTTCTGCCAATAGGTATGAAGTGATATATTCTGGTCGTGCTCTGGGTGCAACATTGACAAGAGAATTGAATGAGCATTCAAAATACCTTGTAAGTTCAGCTACATTGCCTGGTAGAAGTTTTACGTCAGGGCAAATTCGTGGTGATCAAGGTTTGGGAGTTGAGAGGAAATATGTAACAGGTGTAATGTTCAATGAGTTTACTTTGACATATACATTGACTGGTGATATGGCAACTCATCAAATTATGAATGAATGGTTTGAGACATGTGCTCCCAGACTTGGTGGTCCTCATAGTGCAAGAAAGGATATAAGGATTGGTTACTATAATGATTACGTTGATCCTAAAATCATCATCAAGAAAATGGAGAGGGATGGTAAGGTATCAATGACAACTGAAGTATATAATGCTTATCCTATTATGGTTGCTGACCTTTCCTTATCGTCAGGTGCAAATAATTCTGCACTAGAATTTTCAGTGCAGTTTGCATATGAAACATTCAACAACATCTATGGTGGATTATCAAGTGAGCAAGTTTCTGGTGGTAATAGTGGATTCGGTCCTGCTGTAACCGATGCTGGTTATGAAAAAGGAAAGGCTGCACTTACGATCTCTTCATTCAAAGAGAAACAGAATGCTGATAATATAGAAACTGGTTATGAAGAGGCTGTTGGACCAGTACAAGCTGTTATTCAAAGATCTCTTATTGGAAATCCTGATGATGGTGGTTCTGGTAGTGGATCTGGTGATAGTTACTCCTCTGGCAAGGGAACTGGATCAGGTGGAGGTTCAGAAGAAATAGTTGATCAAACAGCGTCCTAATAACCCCGATAAATAGAATTACATATCATATTAAATTATGACTTTACCAAAGATTGCAGCTCCGACATATGAGTTGAAATTACCGTCTAGTGGCAAAGCAGTTCGTTATAGACCATTCCTTGTAAAAGAAGAAAAGGTTTTGATGCTTGCTTCAGAATCGGAGAATGAAAAAGATATTGCAAATGCAATAAAACAGATCATCAAGTCCTGTATCGTTACTAAGAATATAAAGATAGATACTTTATGTTCCTTTGACATTGAATATATTTTCCTCAATATAAGAGGTAAATCAGTAGGAGAAGTTATTGATCTAAGGGTTCCATGTCCTGACGACAATGAAATACTTGTAAACACAACAATCAACGTTGATGAGATTCAAGTTACTTTCCCTGAAGGTCACAATCCTGAAGTCGATCTAGGAAATGAGATCACTCTTTATATGAAGTATCCAAGCATGGATGCGTTCATTGAAGCAAACTTCCAAGGAAAAGATCAAGATCCTTTTGATGTTGTTGTCAACTGCATTGATAAGATCGTACAAGGAGAAGAGGTTCATGAAAGTACAGATTGTACTAAGAAAGAACTCAGAGACTTTATCGATTCTATGACAGCAGATCAGTTCAAGAATATTCAAACATTCTTTGAAACTATGCCTAAACTACAACACAAGGTGATGATTACAAATCCTAAATCTGGTGTTGAAAGTGAAATCACACTACAAGGATTAGGAGATTTTTTCGGGTCATAATGGGGTACATCTCCCTTGAGTCATATTATGAAACTGTCTTCTCAATGATACAACACCACAAGTGGTCTATTACTGAGATTGAAAATTTGATTCCTTGGGAACGAGATGTCTATGTGCAGATGTTGTCAGATCATCTAAAAGAACAAGCAAAGAAAAACCAAGCAGAAGCGATGGGTGCAAAATAAATGGCAAAAACTATAGACCTAACCTCAGCAGTTATCAATATCACCCCTACTAAAGCGGTGAAATTTGGTGGTGGTTCGACATCAGGTATTGGTTCCGATTTTAGTGTCACTGATAGTTACTTCAAGAAAAATGGTAAAGTGTTTACCACGGCTCTTACTAGTATCAGTAATATTGACAATAATATAAAGGAAATCAAGACTATATTGTCTACTGGTCTAAAGGCAGATGCAGTTGCACGTAAAGCAGAAGCAAGAAGGGTAAAGGAAGAAAGAATAGAGAAAGCGAGAAATATTGCTAAAGGTGGATTATCAAATCTGGGTAAAGCAACAGGTGCAGCAGTAGGTAAAGCAAAAGGTTTATTGGATGCTTTAGGTATTCTTGGTGCGGTTGCTAATATTGCTGGTGGATTTCTTGCTGCTAGTGCTATAAGGAAATTATCGAATAGTAATTTCTTAGGAAATATCATCAAAGGATTCATGGGTGCTATCAAAGGTATCATGGATGCTGTTAGTGCTATTCCTACTAATACCCTGAATAAGATTGGTAAGTTTGCTGGTAAGTTTATAAAGTTTATTGGAAATATCCTTGGTTGGGGTATAGGAAATATTAGTAAGGGATTAGATAAGATCCTTGATAATAATGGTAATCTGAAGATGAGTATTGGAGGTATATTCCAAGTCTTAGGAGGAGTAGCAGGATTAGCTCTGACTTTTAGATACCTCAAGAATCCTACAAAACTAATTACTGATTTCACTGACACTGTTGGTGGTATCGCATCTATGTTGGGTCTTAGGATTCCAGGATTGATGGGTGGAAGAGGTGGAAGAGGTTGGCAGAAATTGGGAACTAGAAATAACCCAATGAATGTCTATGTTGTCAATCAGGGTGGTGGATTTGGTGGTGGTAATAGGTTGAGTCGAGGTTTGAATATTGCATCAAGATTCGCTGCTCCAAGAGGAAGTGGTCTAAACTTCTCTAAGAATTTTATTAGTGGTGGTCCTTCTGGTGGTAATATTGCTAGGATGGGAAGTCTTGTCAATTCAAGCAGTGGTAATGCAACGAGAATGTTGGGTGCTGATAAAGCAATTGATGTTACAAATAGTTTGAAAACTGGTGGAGTATCTAAAGTAAATAGAGCACGTGTACTTGGTGGAGAGATATCACAAGCACAAGCACTAAAGATTGCTCAAGAGGGTGGACCTCAAGGAATAAAGGGAGCACTAGCAAAAGGTGGTAACTTTGGAAGAGGAATGTGGAGTAGGATGAAAGGAATAGGTAGTTGGGGTAAGGGATTATTGAAAGGTGGTGTAAAAAACTTTCAGAATCTTGGTGCTACCTTATCTAATCTAAACCCAATGCAACTCTTTGAGAACTTGAAGGGTCAGATAGGTAGTAAACTTGATGATCTTATGAAGAATAATCAGATCCTCAAAGGTGTAAAGAATTTGAAGAATACTAAACCTAAAGATGTAGGTAAGGCAATAAAAGGATTAGTAACTAAGGCAGGAAAGAGTGCTAAACCAGCATTGAAGAGTATAAAGAGTGCAAGAAAAGCATTCCCAGTACCAGGATTAGATGCACTAATAGGTGCGTTGACTGCTGTTGGTGAGATTGCATTATTCAAAGCATCGCCAGGTAATGCTATTTTTGGTGCATTAGGTGGTGTTCTAGGTTCAGCAGCAGGAATGGCAGCAGGATCAGCAGCATTACCTGGACCTGGTACTTTTATTGGATCATTAGCAGGAGGTATTGCTGGTGAATTACTTGGTCGTGGATTAGCAAGAGGAGTTGGTGGTGCTTTACCTCCAAACATTAGAGATAAGGATATATTTGGTACTGGTGCTCCACTGTTCGCTACTGAAGGTAATGGATACGGTAAAAGTGAAGGAATGCAAAGAGGTGGTCAAATATTTGGTGGAACACCTACTGGTGATAGTGTTCCTGCATATCTGGAACGTGGAGAATATGTTCTCAATAGAAATGCAGTAGCAGCAATAGGACCACGTAATCTAAATGCTCTAAACTATGGTATTCCTAGATTCCAAGAAGGTGGAATGTGGTCAGGATTTGGTGGATCCACTCAGAAAAAAGGATTCCTAGGAACTGATAAACAAACATTCCCAATTGGAAGTCTTGGACATAGTGGGTTCTTGCAAGTAGACAAAAAGAATGGTAATATGGAGATATGGCATAATCATTGGGGATCTGACAAATACGTTGGTCTACTCAAGAAGAATGGTGATATTGATTTCAACCATGCACTATGGGGTGGAGCAAATGCTAAAGATAAGGCATTCTATAATAAGCAGAGTACTAAAGATATGGTATATGCTCATGCTGCTCAAATAATTACAGCAGCACATAAAGAGAATCCATCTAAGTATCCAGTTGCATCAACTAACCAGTTACTCAAACAGGTTCCTAATGGTGAGAAGCATCTGATAGCAGAGGCATCCAAATCTACTCAAGGTCTTTTGAGTATGTTAGATCCAGAAGCAGGAAAGATGACTAAAGCAGGAGTAGGTGCTTTGACAGATCTTGTTATGATGGCAAACACAGGAATGTCTGGTGGTGGAACAAATGCAACTGCAATGAATAACCTAATGAACAATGCTCAGGCAGAAACCAGTACAGGTGATACTACTAACACTACTACTGAAACTTCAGTAAGTGCTACTGGTGTATCACATACAAATACAAATGAAGCATTGAGTCTTCTACAAGCAATGGAATTGAGTGCTACAAGATGAGTAACATGGTAGGAGCAGGTGATTTCACCTATAAACTAACAATAAAAGATAAAGTAATTGGAGACGGTAAAATAGCCTCCATGATCTATAAGGAAGGTATATCCTACCCTACAATAGAATGCGATATTGGTATTGTAGATACCAGTTCTAAGAGTATGCTATCAGATTTGCCATTGAGAAATGGTGAGGAAGTAAAATTGAATTTCTCTACAGGTGATGGTGAAGACTTAGAAGCAAACCTAGTAGTATATGCTGTTGAAGGTGGAGGTCCATCTGCAGCCGATAAATCTGCATTGGTATTGAGATGTATGAGTAAGGAAGCAATGATGAATCTTTCTACTCGTATTGAGAAATTATATAAGGAGATGTCTCCTAATGATATTGTCAAGAATATATTATCTGATGGTCTAAAGAGTACACAGGAAGTGAATACAGGATTAGATGCTGAGTCATTGACTATCACTGCTATGAGAGATAGACCACTTGATTTCATATGTAAGATAGTATGTCATAAGTCTATACCTTCAGTAACAAATACTAAAGGTGA